GTGCGGATGAGTTTGCCGGCCGTCTCTCGGACGGAATCGGCGGCCACCGCGCGGGCATCCATGTCCTGGAAGTGCTGGATGGACTCGCCGTAGTCGGTGATGGCCTTGTCGGTCAGATCGACGTTGGCGATTTCCTCGGCCGTGAGGTCGCGCTTCTCGGTTTCGGCCTGCGCCATCAGGGCGCGCTGGCGACTGACCGCCTCCGCTCGGAGTTCGATCAGCCGATCGACATAGAGAGACATTGAGGGACTCCGTTCGACTTGAAGGGATGTCCCGTCGGAAGGTGGTGGCCGTCAGTGGTGGCCCGCTAGGGGCTCCGAGTGCGGCTCCGAGCTGGACGGGTTAGACCAGATACGAGCGAATGCGCTCGAATCGGGCAGCGGTTTGGGCGCTCATAACCCGAACGTCAGAGCGAGCGTTGATGGACCGCACGAGCAGATCGCGCTGCTCATCGGTCAACTTGGTTTCCGGCTCCACGAGGACGCGCAGCGCCTCTTCGAGGGCGTCGGGATCGGTGCCGGACATCTCCGCGAGATGCCGGACGAACGCGGAGGTTGCGGGGTAAGCGGGCCAGCCGGTGACCGGACTGACTTCGTGGAGTTGGATCTGGCGCAGGATGCGCTCGCCATCCGAGGGCCACTCATCGCCGCCCTGGGGGATATGGAAGCCGAAGGACATGCTGTCGATGTCCCGGCGGGCCAGCAAGACTGCGGTGTCGTTGCCGACCGTCGTATCCGGTAGTGTCGCCTCGGACAGCAGGCCCTTGTCGTCTTCGGAGAGCTTCAGGGTGCCCGCGCGGGTAGAGGCTAGGAGCATGTCCGTGTTGTGGTTGAGGAACATCTTGACGTTGCCCGGTGCCTTGAGCGAGCGCGCGAATGCTCCGGGCTGGATCTGCTCACGGAACCCGCCGAGATCCTCAGACCAGGAGTTGAACACTGCGGCGTAGCCGCTGAACGTCCGCCCCTCAGTCGTGGCGCGTATCTCCAAGTCGATGGTCGGCCAGACATCGATAGCGACGCGGAACTCGCGCCCTGTTGGCTTTTTCATGGGGCTACTCCTTGGGCGTCGGGCTTGGCGTCGGGCTTCATCGGCATTGCGTCGGGCTTCATCGGCATTGCGTCGGGCTTGGCGGGGGCGATTACCGGCACGGGTGGGGGAGGTGGCTCTTCGATAGGCGGGGGCAGGCCGGCGATCTTCGCCGCCTCTGCCGCGACGTAGCCCTTGCCGGACAGGGCCGTATAGACCTCGGTGCGTTGCTTGAGATCGGCGATCTCGCGGTCCGCGTGAGTCAGCGGCACCCGCTGGAGGTCGCCATCGGGCAGCGGCGGGAACTCTTCGAGGTTGCGGACGTCGTCCGTGGTCAGGAAGCCCGCTGCCATGCCGACGCTGTAGGACTCGTACCGGCTCTTGAGGTCGCCGCGGAGCAGTCCCGCGACGTTGAACTTCAGGTAGCCCCGGCCGTAGAGAAGCCGCGAATAGGCACTCTCGATCCGCTCCAGGTAGGGCCGAATCGTGTGGATGACGTAGTTGAGGCTCTGATCCTCTGTCGAGGCGCGGGACATCGCCCCCGGCTCGGTCACGCCGAGCATCACGGGCGGAATGCGGAACAGCCGCGCCATGTCCGTGACGTTGTTGACACGGGTTTGGATGAATTGCGCCTGCTCCGGTGTGATCGAGAAGGGCGTGAACTTGGCACCGCCTGTCAGGACCGCGATCCCGTGAGATCGCGACGCGCCGGAGTGGCGCGCCTCGAACTTGGCGCGGAGTTCGTCAACCTTTGCCTGATTGCCCTCCCATGCCGGCGGCATCTCCAGGGCACCAGACGCTACCGAGCCCTGACCGAAGAACCGCGCCGCCTGTTCCTCCATCGCCATTCCGGCACCGATCGCCTGGCGGGCGCTCTCGACGAACGAGATGCCGCGATCCTCGCCGGGGATTTGCACGAGGGGAATGTGAATGATCTCGAAGGGCGAAAATCGCTCCTCGCCGGTCTTGGGCGTTCGGATGAGGTAGACCGGCGTCCCGTCGTCGTCCCGCTTGATCGTCACCTTGCGCGGGCTCAGGACATGGAGTTCAGTGGCGGAGAGAACGTCCGGCATCGCCAGGATGAAGGCGTTACCGTCGAACAGTAGGCTCGACATCACCTGGGTCATGTGGACGATCCGCGTCATGTTCGGATCGCGCGGGATTGGGTTATCGAGCCATCCCGGACGGGGGTAGATTGGCACCGGCTGGCCCTGCCGCTTGATGAAGGGCTGCGCCGGCAGCGTCGCCACGTCGTCGGTCAGGATGCGCACCGCCGCGAGGAACGCAATCAACCCGGTGGCGGTCTTGTCATCGACCGGCTTGCCCGCCCACAGCGGGTTGACGAACCCCTCGTCTGAGAGCCACTGCTGTTGAAAGCTCGCGGGCGTCAGAGACCGACCCTCTGGAGCCTTTCTGAAGCGGTCGAATATCGACATGTGGGCTCCTTAGTAGACGTCGGGCTCGACGACCGGCTTTTTGGGCGGCATTGTCATCGCGGCTTCGTTCGCCAGGACATCGGCAACCGCTCCGTCGATGCGGCGGTTCTCTTCCCCTCGGACCAGGACGTACATCGTCCGGCCGTCGTCGTCCTGATCGGCCAGGCGAACCTTCTTCAGGTGGGCACTCTTGACGTTCTCAGAAGTGAACGGATCGCCGTCGTGGAGCGCCGTTCCTTCGCTGATCGCCGTCAGCCATCGACCTACCGCGGGCGCAAAGCGCCGGGCTTGGTTCGTATCGAGTGTGATTACCCGTTCGGTCCCATCGGCCAGGCGGTATCTCTCCGCCCAGCCCTCGATCTCGGTCCACCACATCGGCGGGTCGCAGACCATGAGCCCCACGTCCCAGGTGGCGAAGGCGCGGGCTACTTCTGAGTCAACGTCGAGGCGATCGACTTTCCATTCCGACCCCGCGTCTCGCGGTCGCTCCCACTTGTGGATGAGGAAGCGATAACCGTCTGCGGTGCAGCCACGGAGCACCGTCGCGTCTCGACTGATCGACCCATCGAACCCGATCCCGATGCGCGTCCCAGCGGGAACGTCCCGAGGCTTCGCGAGCAGGTCCCACGCCAGCGGATCGACAGCTCGTCCAGCCCCGGAAGTGCGGACATTGAAGTAGTACCGGAGCGCGTCGTCCCAGCTCGTCGCCGGGTCTCTGATCTCTGCCAGCAGGCGCTTGCGGTCGATCCACCATGCGTCTCCGTAGACCTCATCGAGACAGGCGAGCAGCTTCTCGTCTGACCAGTCCGAGTCGGGCGTGTGGGCGGGTCGGATGGCGTAGAACATCACGCCGGGGTCCATACCCGACTGCTCGGCGACCGACTTCTCACCCAGGACCGGGGCGTTGGTCGTGTCGAGCGTTCGGCCGCCCATCTTCGCGGCGTTGCGCCGGATCGTGCCGGCGAGTTTCACGCCGCCGTTTCGGCGGGTCCAGAGATGCGTCTCGTCGTCAATCGCGAACGTGAGCCGCTGCCCTTCGCGTGATCCCGACGATGCCGTTACCGGCTCCAGTACGCCCGGCCGGCCCTTGAGGTAGAGCCTTGTGCGCCCATCGTCGATGCCGAGGGACTTGGCGGCTTGATGGTCGTTGGCCGTCAGCATCTCGTACAGGGCGTGGTAGGTGTTGTCTGTCTGATCCTCTGAAACCGCGGCGATCTGGACCCACGGATTGACTATCGCGCGCCCTACCGGGTCCCCGTTGGCGTCCCAATGGTCGAACACCACGGGACCGCAAAACTCTGCCAGGGCGATGGCGCCGGCCAGAGGCGACTTGCCCCAGCCCTTCGCCATCTCGATCGTGCCGCGTCGGTGGAGGTATTCGCCCGTATCGGCGTCCACCGCATACCATCGAAGGACCAAACGAGCCTGCTCGTCGGTCAGAATGAAGGGCTTGGACGTGTCCGCCGGGTTCGGCAGGTGCCGAGCCATCCATCCGAGGACGCCCCAGCCCAAAGTCATTGACTCTTGCGTTGGCGGGCTGGTGCGCTTATGATTGGAGCGACGCGGCTTTTGCCGTAGTGTAGTAGAAGGAGAAATCACCCGTGCCTACCGTCGCAGTCGCTCCCGAGCGGATCGATCTCCGCCGGATCAGCGTTAGGATCGTGGGGGATTCACCCCTTATCACTCACGCCTGGTCGACCAAGGCCAAGCAGATGATGCTCGACAAGCAGATGAAGAAAGGCAAGCAGGCCAAGGAGGCCAAGGACCCCGAGCAGGACTACCAGGACTCGATCTACCACCTCGACGGAGGCCGCTGTGGCTTCCCCGCGGTGGGCGTCAAGGCCGCCGCCGTCCGCGGTGCCAAGGCCCTTGACATGGTGATGTCGGACGTTCGGGCCGCGTTCCATATCGAGGGCGAACTGCTGCCGATCGACGGCAAGCCGAAGCCCCGCGAGGACATGGTCCGTATCGGCATGGGCACGGCGGACATTCGCTACCGCGCCGAGTTCTCACCCTGGGCGATGGAGTTGCCGGTCACCTACAACGCCCGGATGGTCTCAATCGAGCAGATCGTCGCCATGATCGACGCTGGCGGTTTCGGAACCGGCATCGGCGAGTGGCGACCCGAG